GCCCGGGGGGAGTCCGTAGGCGACGGCGTCCATGTCGCGCTGCTTGCTGGCGACGACGCCGCCGTTGCCCTGGGATCCGGAGTAACCCCATGAGGTGTTGCCCTCCACGGTGTCGATTTTGTTGCCGTAGGGGGCGGTGACGGCGATTCCGATGTGGTCGGACTCCCCGTCGCCCTGCCAGTCGAATGTGACGGCGTCTCCGGGGCGGACGTCCCACTTGTTGATGAGGACGCCTCGTGAGCGGGCCTCGGCCTCTCGTCCTGGGACGTAAGCGGAGCGCCATGCGATGCCGACGGTGGAGAGGACCCAGGAGACGAACATGTCGCAGTAGGGGACGCCGCTGGCGGCGAACATGTCGTTGCCGACGGCGCGGGCGTACCATCGCCCGTACTTGGTGCCATTCTCTTCGTCGGCCCATCGAGAGTAACCGACTTCGCCTTTTGCGACGCGGATGATGTCTGCTCGTGTTGCCATTACTCGCTCTTCTTGATTTGGGGGACGTTGAAGGCGGCGACGCCGAAGAGTCCTGCGAGAACGAAGTTGATGGCGTCAATGTACACCCCATCGATCACGCCAGACACACCTAAGGCCACAAGCACGCCAAATGCTGCACAGTAGCAGTAGAAGCGGACCTTGGGGTTGATGCCCTTGCTTGGGGCTTCATGCTCTCCCATTATTTTTCTCCTTGAGATAGGAAAGGATTTCTTTCAACTGACGGTTCTGTGCATCTACAGTAGAACCACCGTGATTTGGTTTGACGTGGTATTGTACGTCTTTGAGTTTATCCTCAATATCATCTAGTCGACTCATAACGCCGGGCCTATCAGGAGTTCCCTCCCACGCTGCGAGCATTATAGAGAGGTGATCCAAAAATCGGGTAAATCGGTAGACGAACTTTCCAACAACGGTCACTAGGGTTATGACCCCAATCAACAGGGCCACATCTAGTGTCTGGGGTAGATTAATCATCGGACAAAGATTTCTGCGAACATGTTGCGGGTCTCTGGTGTGTCAGAGAAAAGGCGTCCTTTTCGATACGTGCTCCTCATGATAGAAAGTACTTTGTCACCATACACGAGCAACCTCTCACCTTCTCGCAAGTCTGAGACCTTATAGGCCCATCTTACACGATCACCGCGAGGCTGACGACGCTGAGCGAACCATGTGGCGCCGTCGATCCAGATGGAGACCTCTCCGTCGGGGCAGCGGAGTGAGAAAGCGTACTTCGCTCTACCCGACTTCTTCATAACGAAGTCATCATAGTTGTCTGCAAACTTGTTGCTGATAGCATATTCAGCATAGTCTTCAGCATAGTTTGTAATGAACGATCCGAACCGGGTGTGCGCCACTTCTGACTGAAATTGCTCACTATCAACAAAGTCGGTGACAATGAAGCCGTCAGCGTGACGGGAGACGCCTTCAACGGGCTCGATATGAAAGCGGATGAAGTAGGGGTTCATGATGGATACAGAGTTTGAGAGCATGAGGCACCGAACTCTGTCCTGATAGCGGTCTACTGTTGAGTAGAAATCCATGAATACTTTCGCCTCATCGGGCAGGTACCTCAGAGACCCCTTATCGATAATGAATTCATCAAAGATGATTGTGTAGACGTTGGGATATGCGATCGACTTGTTTGCCTGCGCTGTAGACAGTGGGATGAAGTACCCGATCGTCTCCCACTTCTTACCTACTTTACGCTGAGCGAACTGTCCTTCGACACGGAATTCCTCATCAGGAAACTCTGCCTGAATGTCAGCGAAGAAAGAGTTACGACCCTTTAGTTCGGTCTTGTATCTACGAAGGTATATGAATTGCTGCCCCTTGTTGATCGCATTCTTGATAACGATCTTCTTAGCTCCATAGGTCTTACCTAGACCGCGAGCACCCATAACCATATTAAAGACGCCCGCATACGAGAGCACCTTAGAGAACGAATAGTAACTAAATTTCTTTTTCAATCGTGTCGCCTCACTGTCCACCACCGAGTGCCAGCAAGGCGATCGATGCTAGTGATTACAGGTCCATAATATGGGTTTCCTCCGTGCCCAATCAAACGGTTGGAGTCCACAACCATTTCTACGTGATCGGTCTCGGGATAGTAGGATCCCGTAGATCGCCAAGCCATGACGATCATGTCGCCGGGTCTCAGCATGGCACGTTGCGCGGCCGTCATGGCACCACTACCGCGGGGCATGACCTCTCTCCCACGGTTGTACTGGTCGCCCGTCCACGTGCCCACGAACGTCCCTGACGTGTCCTTGTAGGCCCTGTAGATCGTGGATGAGCAGTCACCGAAACCCGAGTTGTCGGGATCCAGGCGACCCGGCGCCTGCCGGTAACCAAATTTTCCGATCCTGGACATCATCCACTTCAGAGCCTTCGCACCCTTGGATCCGTCGCCGCCTCCACCAGGATTGCCGCCACCTGGATTGGGCGCCGTCGCGCTTCCTTCGTTGAACCCGAGCGCGTGGGCGTTGTTCCATGCGCCTGAGACAATTTCCTGGACCTTGGCCTCGGAATTGCCCATATCCATTTTCCAGAGGTTGATGCCCACCGGGGTCCCCACCGAGGTCCCGAAACGTGTGCGCAGCCATACCAGATTTGAATTATCGAGTAGCAAGTATCCAACGCCTGGACCAACTGACAGGCTGGCGAAGTTGGATTGTGATGCCCTACCACCATTGCCGTCAGGTGTAGTAATGCTGCTGGATCCACTACTGCCGACGCCGCTGGTGTCTTTTGATTTAATGATATTGTACGCAGTGTTGTAGCGGGTAGAGTATACGCCTAATACACTGTCTGAGAGGATGGCGGACTTCATTCCATCGAGATTTGTTCCGCCAACGCGATTTGCGATTCGCATCGCTCGTTGTGGAGACTGGTGGTAGGCGACGGCCCACAGGATGAATGTCTCGGTGTTGGTGTCGGGGTTGATTCCGTATTTGAGCGCCACGTTTCTATATGTGGAGTTGGCGTCAAAGATTAGTTGGTCATCCTGGATGTTACGGTTATTAAGTAGGAATGGCTTGAGTGCGTCGCCGAAGTTCCTGGGCAGATAGTAGGTATTCCAAAACGCATCCCTCTCATTGTGAGAGTTCATGACGTTTCGGAAGTCCTGTGGCAGAGCCCCATATCCTGCGGAGTCAACATTTTTCATCTTATTGATTAACGCCGCGGCGCGAACCCCATACCACTGCCCAATCCCCACAGTGATTGGGTCGTTGTAGTTGATTGCGGCATAGTTCATAGACGATTCGACAGTACCGATCGCCTTGACCCACACCTTTCGCATTGTTTCATCCCAAGCCATTTATCCTCCTCAGGTAGACGTCTACCCCCATTTTAGCATGGGGGTAGACGCACCTGTTAGAAGATGGAATATGACGCGTCAATCGCTAGACGAGTTCCGGCAGGAATGTCCTTCAATGCAATGATATTGCCATTGTGGTTGACATTCCCTCGGAACGCCGTGGAGTCCTGCCACATTGTCACGTAAAAGTTAGTGTATGGGCGAGCCCAGGCAGGAAGCCTGAACAGAACCTCACCATTAGTGACGCTACCGACCTCGAATGTTGCGTGGACAGTGACGTCGTCGCGCTCTCTCCGGCAGACCGCGTAGAGGAAATTGTTCTGACGCACATTATTGAGATTTGCGAGCCCTGTAATGTCCTCCCAACCATAATTGACCCAGCCGGACCCGCCTCGAAGCCATGAGTCAAACTGTTGCTGTGCGTATTTGTATCCTTCGGGAGTGAAGTGTACGTTCATGTCCGGGGTGAAGAACCGGGCCTCCTTCCCATTGTGGAACCATGATCGCGAGCCCTCGCAGACCACAGCGCCGTGCGGGGTGGCAAGTCGCTTGATGGCGTTGGTCGTAGATGCGCAACGGCGTGCAATGTTGAAATCATCATTGGCTTCACACTCATTGTAAAGTGCAGGAAGAACAATAATGTCCTTGCAATTAGGGAACGATTCTTTCAGTTTTTGCATGAAGCGCTCAAACGGTTGGCTGATATCACGGCCGGTTCGGATATCGTAGATGAGATCGATGATGTAGCAGCGTCCCGTCTGGTTTCGCTGGTACTCACTGATCTGGGTCGCAGCGTTATTGAGCATGGTGAGAAAGTTGTTGTCATCATTTGAGGTGAATCCCCCTCCGTTTGATGCATAGTTGTGGGGGATTTCTCCCTTACTCCTGCACCACGCGTCCCAGGTTCCGTTGGAGTAGCCTGTGAGGAGCGCGTTTGAGGACCCCAGGATGAGGGTGTGGGGGTACTTGATGACTCGGTTGACGATGCTGTTGGACTCAAGGTCATTCAGCCGCCTGTCTGCATTTGCCTTATTGCTGTTAACCGATGAACGGACTGTCGTCAGTTCGTCCAGAACCTCCTGCATCCCTTGGCTGCTGGCGACAGCGATCTGTGATCCGTCCTTGGCAGTCGTAGTGAAGAACTTGCCAGACTGATGCTTCTCAAACTTTTCAACTAAAAGAGACTTAAGGAATGCGTCGGTCTGCTTATCGAGTTCTATTAGAGCATTCTTGAACGCCGTTTGTTGTGTGTCAAATACGTCGCGATTGGATTCAACGAACTTTTTCACCTTTTCATTGAATTCAGCGACTAGCCGCCTCTCCTCCTCGCCGAACTCGTTGACGTACTCGACAACATCGGAAATCACTTCACGCAACTTGGATAGAACTTCATAGTACGTGAGACCATCCCCGTACGTGAATGGTGTCACGTTGTTGATGTTAGCGGTATTGATAAGATAGTTGGCCTCTTCCATTCTCTTGTAGATTTGCAGCCAACTGCGGGGCTTGTCGGCAATAGCCATTTTTTACTCCTAATACATTCCATAGTTGAGGTAGTGGCGAGTGCGGGGCTGGGCATTGTCCCAAATCCCCATAAACAGATCGGATAGTTCTGCGATAACAAAGTCATCCACGTTCACAAGGGTGTTTCGATAGCGCGCAATCTGTTCCCCCTTACCCATATTGTATCCCGTGGAAAGGGAGTGCTGATTGTTCCGGTAGTCATTGGTGCCAGTGCTGCTCGACGTCGACGTCGACGTGTTTGTGCTCTTACCCTTGGTGGATGCGTCACTGATAGACGTGGCGTAGTCCCCATCCCCGGCCAAGCGACTCTGTGGAGTGTCGGATCCAACTGTGCGGCCTGTGGAGTTGGTGGTGCCAGATCCATTGCTGTCCTGTCGGTTCGTCCCACTGTTCTGCGACCGACCGTCCTGAGAGGTCTCATTGACACGACGCCCGCCGTCGAGGGGGTCGTTGTTGAGCAGCTCCGCCTCATACATCCGATTGTACCGGGGCATGATGCGCTCCATCTTCAGCTTGAGTCGCCAGATGAAGATGTCAGGTGTCTCGTGCGCAATTTCTTGGAGCCAGTACTCACGTTTAATTCGGTCATTAAGGGTCTTGCGATAGTCCTCATTAAAAATGGGGTAGTCGTCAAGACCGATATGGTCTCCTGTCGCCTTGACAACGTCCTTGAGGCGCATCGTGAATTGTGCGGGCATTACTCCTCTCCTTCCATGTCATAGGTAGTCAGATTCTGTACGGCCAGATAGTCCTCCATGTTCGGAGCAGCATTGTCGTCGACCGCCCACTCGCAAGAGATCTGTAGTCCGAATTTCTCGTTGATCTGCTCACACGCAAGTTGGCGGGGCTTCATGAACGACTCTCGTGATGCCAGGACCTGACCTGAGTTCCCCGCCGCTTCCTCTACAACCATGCGCTCGCGCTTCTCACTGTTCACATTCATGATCCCGAGCATGGTAAGAGCCTCGCCCCAGATCTTGGCTTTTGACTCCATGTGCTTGATACTGGAGACAGCGCCGGCGCCCGCGTTCTGGTTAAGTGGAAAGACTCCGATCATGCCGGCAAGGTTGTCGACAGCCAAATTTTCAGTCCCCCACACAACGGGTTCGCCATCGTAAATCTTACTAATCAAATTCTGAATAGTAAGTCGTTGATCCTGAGAACAGGCAACGATCATGGGGTTGCGCTCATTTAATAGATCAATCTCGATCGTGCGGTCAATCTGGGCGAGGCGCGCCGCGTAAGAAAGCACTACGTCGATTTCGGGCACCCTAACCTGATTGCCCCAAATGCAAACGGACTCGTTGGCGGGGACGTCACGGGAATAGACACCGTTTCGCGTCACCCTATACCCCGTGGGGTTGTCTTGAATATCCAGAGGACCTGAGATGGTTGCGGGCATCGCCATAAACATCTCAAAGAACGAGTCGTAGTAGAACACGCTGTATCCATTATTGAAGATAGTGGTCTCAATAAAGCGCGGGTCAATTCCGTTAGGCAGTCCCTCCCACGTGAATCTAGAAATACACTTACCCATTAACTGGCGCCTGTACATAAACTCTAGGGCCGCCTGTCGATTCTCTGAAGTTGACGGCTTCGCAGCCATCACTTCACGATAAATAGTATTCTTAACATAATCCTTTTTAGGCAATCAAACTCACCTGATTCGTCCTGTCGATCCGATTGTTCCTGATGTTGATTGTACCAATCCGCTGGGGAGAGCGCCACAAAGTCACACCCTTTTCAAAGATGCCCCGCACAGTCCCCTTAAAGGCCTCAGGGATATCCGCCCGCTCCAAGTAGCACTCGGCTAGTTTCCAGTACGTGAACTCGGACATCAAAGAAAGGCGACGAGGCATCTTAATCCACGTGTTCATGGCGTAACCGTAGCGCAGCCAGTAGTCACCAACACGGCGAATGGCTGCGTCAGAAAGCAGTCGCACGCGACAGTCGATCACCAGCCCATTGGACACCATCGCAGCCACAGTGCCCGCCGTCTGCCCAATAACGGCAGGCGGAATAACCTGCATATCCTGCTGCTGTCCGTTGATGCTAGCGATCGCCGCCTCATAGTCACCGTTAGCGGCGAACTGTGCAAGGTCATAGTTTGTGTCTCGAACCGCGCGCTGCTGCGTCTGAGAGATCTGTGAGGCACCGCTGGCCAGCTGATTCTGGATGTTCGCCGTCGACTGTGCCTGAGAGTTCTGGATCATCGCGCTAATTCCTGCTGTGGCCGCCTGGCCGATACCTGCGCCTACAGCCTGCCCGTTGAGTCCAATGGCACCCCCAAGAGCCGTCATCCCGCCCTGCACCGCCTGGACGGTCGCACGCATGTTGTTGTAGCGGGACTGTGAGTCAGCCAATGCAGAGTTACCCCACATCGTGTTCTCACCACCCGCCTGCGTTGCGGCAATCCCTGCGTTAGCAATGTCGCGAGACGCTACAGCGCTGCGCTGAGCTCGACGCTGCTGCCACTTGGCGGAATTGATCTGCGCGGCAATCGTATGGGCATTCGAGGCCAGATTATTGAGCCCCGAATTGTTGAGTACTGAAAATGTGGGGAGTGAAGTGTATCCGGTAACAAGATCCCACTCCTCGCCATACTCATCTTCCTCATGAGTGTTTGGACCCACAAGACGCTTAGAGGCCCATTTGTTGTTGTAGTCCTTGATTGCGAACATTAATTGTGGGTTAGGTGGAACAACATGCCCATACTGCAGGAGCCCAATGCCCGTAGTCATAACTGACTCCGGGCGAAGTTCAACAGGATTTCCCGTGTAGGTTGTGAGTTCAAGGATGCAGTAGGGTGCAGTCATGAACTTGCGAAGTTCTTGATACGCCTTCGGTAGCATGCTCATAACCTCCTTTCGGAAGTCGTGATTAGTCAACGGGAAGGCCCGGTTGACATAGACGTCGCCAGTGCCTACCTTGTACCAACTCACGCTCCCGATTCGCGTCGCATTTGCGGAATTCTTAGAAACCACACCCTTCGGCACGATAGTCACAGAGCCAATACCCTGAGCGACCCACGGGTATGCGGAAAGCGCGGAAAGTCCCTCGAGATAGTCGTTGCGCGACGTGACCCACACGCTGGCTGAATTGGGAAGGCCTTCAGCCTTTGACCCGTTAGCCATCTTGAATCGCGGGCTCGCAAGGTTCCCCCACTCTGCTGCAAGGTCAATGGTGCTGGTAATAACGACGTCATAATCGCCGTTGAAGACATCAGCAATCACGCGTCGGTATGAGCGAATGACTTGATGTTCGCCGCCTACGTCGAGGCCCTCGGGCTGGGACAGCCATTCACGACCGTTTTCGTTGAAACTGTCAATGGCGGCGATCCCCATGTGCCCCCGCTCAAGGTAGCAGCGCCCAAACTTGACGCGCTGATAGTATGTCGACCAGACGTCAAGTTGGAGAGTTAGTTGGGTGGTGTTGGGGGCCACGTAATCCACACTAGTAATGAAGTAGAAGAATGCGTGAGGTGTGTAGCCCTCAAAATTCTTCGAGTCAATCGGGCGACCTGGATTCTCAACCATTAAATAGTTGTACTGATTCGCCGCAGTGAAAGGCGTGGGAATTCGAATCGGTTTACCTTGAGCAAGATAGGTCAACTGACTTATCTCAACCTTATTGACCTTGTTGAAAGACTTGACGTATTGATATGGCGTCCATCCGTAGGCATCCCAGTCAATAATGTCGCGATAAGTATTGTCAAAGGGAACATTACACATAGTAATAACAGATCCCGCTGACCATACTGAGTAATCAAATGACAGTCCCGCAGTAGTTTCTGGCGGATCACCATAAATCTGTGTCATATCTCCTCCATTATCAGTAAAACCCCCACCATCCCAGAAGGGGCAGTGGGGGCGGTTACTGACTCAGTATATCATGCCTGAATCTGGATTGAAATCTCCTTCTTGACAGGCTTAGTGCCGCCAGGGGCGGACTTCGTGTCAACAGAGACCCCAAGCGTCGGATACCCGTTCTTCTCATCGGGCCCGATGGTCAGGACGCCGTCGTTAGAGATGTTCGTGGCCTTACTGGTCACATTCTTGATGTACCAATCAGTAGCGTATCCCTTGTTCGCAGGCGGAGTCTTCCAGACGATCTTCGCCTGCCGGACGGCGCCCGGCTTCATCACGCTACTGTGAGTGCCGTCCTGATTGAGCGTCTGAATCGAGTCGATCTCAGCGTTCGTCTCATCAGCCGGAACAACGATATTCGTGCTCTCCTTCGTCCCAAACGCAATCGCGGGAGTAAACGGAGAGGCCGAAATCAGTGACCAATGGTGCAACCAGTAGTTGTCATAAAGCCCTTCGGGGTTCTGGATGGAGCGGTTCTCCAGGAGAACATCCTTGATCAGCAGGAACTCTCGCGTAGTCAAGATCGCACTAACGTCCTTGAGCCCAAGGGCCTCATTCGGAACAGTGATAATGTGCGACGGAGCCTCCGCGTCCTGACGGTTGAACGCAGCAGACAGTGAGGTGACGTCAACGTTGGCCTTGAACTCGGGCGTAGTAATGAGAACGAGATTCTCGGGGCGAGCGAACGAGTGGACCGCCGCCGCATTGTATGCGGGGGTTGGGTAACGCATCTTGTCTGCAGCCACGCGAAGCGCCTTGAGGGCGGCGTCCGTGTGCGTCTTGTCTGCATCAAAAACATTCAGGTCAGGGATCTGGATCCTGTGGAATCCGTGCTTCTCGTCGTAGGTCTTGAAGAGAGAGCAGATGGTCAGGAACTCAGACCACTCGTCAGAGGACGCGGCTACCGCCATCGTCTGAGAGAGCATCTCGGACAGGCCGGTGTCACTCAGGAAGGCGCGACGGAGGACGTCCCGGTTAAAGGTGACCTTGAACTTTTCCTTGCGATTAATCGTATGGAAGGCACTGTAGGCCGGCGGGCGTTTCTGACCGAAAACGTCCTTCTCCAGGTAATCGCGGTTCTCGTCGTAGATGGTGGGCTTGATGAAGTCCATGTGCACCTCTTCGATGGTGTCACCGAAATTCATCATGCCGTCCTTGAAGATGGCGAGGGGATTGCGCCAGGAAATATCGCGCACAACTGTGGACCCAATTCGGTTAATAAGCGCTGACATGAACTCGTTTCGAGAAACATTATCAGACATGATCCCCTGAATAGTTTCCTGGATGTTGGCCTTAGTGGCCTCGGGAACCATCTCCTGATAGTCCCTGCGCGCGTCCGAGCGGATCGCATTAAGCATGTCGACGTTTGAAACGTCGTCTCGCAAGCGGGGCATAACTACTTCCTCGTGAATAGATCTGAAATTGACTTGGGCTTCCAGTTCCCGTCGGGGACTGGTGAGTCGGGATTATCCCCGGATGAGAAAAGACCCGAAAGGCCCGCAAGAGTCTTCCCAGTGCTCTTTACAGCATCCGTGTCGATCCCCATTTCCTTAATTGTAGCACTACCGGCATCCTTCAGGGCGGTACCCGCGAGATTAGCCGCCGCTCCCCCAACCTCACCAATGCCCTTGGCCACGGCCTTGGCGTCGTCCGCCGTTGACGCCACAGCCGCCTTGACATCGTCCGCAGTCATCTCCTTGCTAGCAGGAACGTCGTCACCCGCAAAGGGGTTGCCCGTCTCGCGATCAGTGGGAGTCAGCATTCCCGAGAGGCGTCCCTCGAGCTCACCCTGAAGTGCAGTGATCCTGTCCCCGAAAACGCTCGCCAAGTGATCCCAGGCCGCCTTTGTATCCTTAAAGGGATCCTCGTCTTTCTCAGGATTGGGATCCCCTCCCATCATGTTTCGATCAGATGGAGATACCGCCTTGTTGTCGCCGTCGGAGTCGCCCGGATCATAAACATTCGACTCGGGTAGCCCCATCTCCTTCTTCTGCTCGGGCGAAAGATGTGCCGTGTCCCGATTCATCTGCTGAGCGCGCTCTTGCTGATACTTCGGATCGGCAAGTTTGTCGCCGGTAACGCCTGTCACAGGAACGCGCGACTTGTCCGGCTTGCTCTCAAGATTCTTCTTGGTCTGCTCCTGGGTACGCTTAGCGTCCTCGGCAACATTTCCTGTCCCCTTGTACTTATCAGCCTTTCCCATTTCTTCTCCTAATAGTGAGGTAGGCTAGGAACTTGCGTTCCTAGCCTACCATTTTCACCCAATATCAGCCAGCGCCATAGAGGCTTGCGGGCCATTCTGTGTGGGTCCTTCTCACCGGGTTGCATCCCACACAGGTCTAAAGTCACTTTGCCGACTTGGGAGCCTTTCGTGCGAGATAGTCAATGAGAGCGTCGCGAACAATGTCGTCCGTAGGGCGACGCTCAATCCAGTGCTGCTCATCGATGTCGGAGATGAGCGTCTTGGGGAGACGGAACTTGACGGTTGTCTTGTCGCTAACGGGGCGAGCCATGATTGATCCAGCCTTTCAAACTTTGAGTGTAAATGTAGTGTCCTTGAGGACTACGCCTCCAGGAACCCTTGTGGGAATAAGCTTACCGTCCCACTGGCCTCCTGTCAACATGTCGTCCAATGTTAATGTGGAGGCTAATGAGCGGGGCATTCCCGCGATGTGTACGTCCAGTTTACCATCAATTTCTTCTGCGTATTGCTTTGCTCGAATGTAAACAGATTTTGTGAAGTTTCCCTCATGCTTCCATGCCCCTAGTTCGGCAGGATCGACCCATAGGGTCTCTGGCGGTGTAGTCGGTCCCACGAGGTGTAATGAATCGGTATCTGCGTAAGCGAAGGTTTCATAGTTATCTTGCGCTGCATTTATCGTCTTGCTTCGAGCGTGTGCTGTAATAAATACTCCCATTGGAGTGTATACGGGATCTCGTGTTTCAATTTCATTCATCTCTAATGAGACTCGATTGTCCTTCAAGACGGGGTGCTTGCCTGTAATGTCGGGATTCGTAGCGAACTTTCCATAAAGACTGTTGAGGTGTAGTTTTGCAATTTGACGTAAGCCTCCAGTATTATTCTTTTTAATTTCCATAAAATGGTCTACGTATTCATCAAAAAATCCATGCGAACCCCTGAACTCAAAAGTTCCGTTCCATGAAAGTATCTTTAAATCATAATGTTTCTTCCAGAGTTCTATGTCAATGTTTGTTGCAACAACTTCGGTTGGCTCATTAATTTCAGTAAGATATTCAGTGGGATTAAATGTCAAATTCTTTTTAATTTGAATACATGGAATGTGATTTGGTTTTAACTTAGCCTTAATTGTAATAGATGAAATGTAAAGAGGTCTTTGGGTTGTGGGACCCCCTTCGGAATAAATTGGGTCTCCATAGGGGAGCAATGAGTTACGCATGACCGACGGATAAAGTGAATTGACGTCGTAAACACTGCCTTCGCCGTTAAGTCTCCTAGAGAAGCGGGGAGAAGCGTATGTGAACCCTCCGCGATATGCTTTCCGAATTTCAGAATCGATCTCAGGGGACAAGATGGGGAATCTACGAATAAACAGTTTGCCCGTCATCTTCTTGTAAGTTGCTAAAGAGTCTGCCCCTGCGGTCAGTTTTGTCATCTTCTCAGCAAACTGAACCTCTAGTGCTTGAGCGACGATCGCAACATCATTCCTCTGGTAGCGCCTCTCCTGTTCCGTAGGGATGTAACCTATTGGCCTATGTTTCTCATAATCAATCTCAAGTTTTTGATCATGAAGATTAAATGCCTTAGCGATTGCTGACACGGACATAGGAAGTTTCTTGAATGAGTCACGAAACTCGATCCTGTATCCGGTCTCAAACACAACTGTAATTGAATAAAATTGTCCCATCCGAGAAATGAGTGATGAAAACTGATTTACGCCGGGATTCTCTTTAGTCCAACTATATCCATGCTTAAGAAGCCAGTCTAGAATAAAAATCCCATCAAACTTAAGGTTGTGAAAATATATATATGCGGCTCGTTCTGCAATGTGATGCATAAATCCGTCAAGAGAAGTGCCGTCCACATAGTCAGACAATTTCCCCACCTTAATAATGCCCCATGACCACACTCGGCAATCCTCTTCTTGAGTGGTTGTCTCAAAATCGGCACAGTATGAGGGAATCTTCTTATGACTGCGCTTAACGCTTGGGCCGGCGACGGTTGCGGCGCTTGTTAATCGGCGAGCCACTAAAATCGTCCTCCGGTCTAATATTTACTGACTTAATATCTTCAAGTAGAGCAAGTGTCTCAGAGTGTGCGTTCTCCACGTCGTCGTACCACACATCCTCGTTCGCTCTTCGCTTTTCAAAATACCCCTCTTTTGCCGCCTCATACATGAGTGATAACTGATTAGCAAAGTCGCCATTAACAGTCCACATGAGCCATAGAACGTCGTCAGGAATATCTGTCAAAATGTCATAAAGCGCAGGATCACCAATCACGTCAAGCATGGCAGCAATCTGTTTCTTAGCCGCGGTAAGCTTCTCAGCCTTGGCGGCCTTCGAAAGATTATCGAGAATAGCCCCCGTCTTTTCTCGCATGGCTTCAGCGGAATCGAAATGAATCGTCCGCTTATCGGGGTTCATGCGCTCAAGGGCGTAGTGTGAGCCCCCACCTAAATAAGTCTTGCTGGGCCTAAAATCGCGAATCCAGTCGCCTACAGTAATGTCGCCCATATAGGGCAATTTTGTGCCACTCACAGATCGCTCGTAAGCCGCTATGTCGTCATTATAGCGTTGAACAGCATGCTTATAACGACGAACGTCTTTAGCAGAAATGGGATTACCTTTACTGTCAGCAAAATACCAAACACTATCAGAATTATTAAACTCACTAAGACGCTCAAGTTCTCTCGCCGCATTCTTCAACGTCACCTTTCCAATTGCAGACTTGCCCAGCGGATCATACTTAGTACCCCGAATATCAGCGCCGTCACGGCTAGTCGCCATCTTATACATCTTCCGAATCGCTCTATCTCGCTCACCTTGAAGCAACTCTCGAGCCTTATCCAGTTCAGAGCGATGATGCCTCTTGGCGTCAGCCTTCACTGAACCCATCTTCACGGGCCCTGAAGACATCTCTTCCAGTGTGTCAGGTAGTCCCAGATTGCCTGACAGGTTCAACCCGCCAACAAACTCTCTAATGTCAGCCGCCGTATTGCCGACACGCTTAGCGCCGCGCTTAAACGACCTATAGTGCTTAGCCCAATGAGACTTAACCATAGCAAAACCCCCTGCCCCCCCACGTGCACGGGGGGGCGACAGAGG